ATGCCAAGGTGGTATGGTCGCCAGAGGAAGCGGCATCACTAGGGCTGGAGATCGACACCGACGACAAACTAGCCGCGTTTCCTGGCCCGTCTTTCGCTCTAGTCGAGAACTTTACCAAGCAGAACAGCCAAGATGGTGGGGCGTAGCTCCCACCTATCGACCTGTTCGTTTCGGTAATTGGAATTTATATCCGTCAAATGCCAAGTTTGCTACTATAACTGACACTGACCCACAATCCCATCCATTTGACCGATGAAACGCCCAGCAAGAAACGCCGATGAGCAGGACTGCTTTCACGCTAGGAAGTCGCTCAAAGTGTTTGACAGGGCTGGTGTAGCGGCTAAGACAAAGAAGCGTGCGCGGCGTAGAGAGCGCAGGGAGGCTAAGGAGAACGAACATGACGATTGAACACCTAAAGAGTAAGATAGGCGGGGTTACTGGAATCCCATGGAGCATTGCCGAGGGCAACCGTAGGACACCCAGCGTGGTAAGGGCTAGGTGGATCATGCTATACGCATTGCAGCACTACTGCCCGTGGATGAGCTTGCAGGAGATGGCAGAGGTGATTTGCCGTGAGTGCCACGGGACTGTCATGCACGGTATCCGCAAGGCCAGCGAGCTTTACGAACATGACAAGAACTTCAAGGCGCAAGTTGACGCTGTGCTTGAAAGGGAGTAAAAAGAACCATGAAGCTACCCGATAGCACGCCACACATTATTCGCTGCGATTGCTGCCGCGAGAAGGTGGTGCTTCGGAACGCGCTATACGACTGCGAGCTGCAAGAGTTTGTTTGCGGCGACTGTGCGCTAGACCTTAACGCTGGGTCGTGGGCTTTGCTTGATACTGGCTACACCGACTGCACTGGAAAGCGGGTGATTGGGATGCCTACCCGCCAGGGGTATGAGGGACTAAACCTCTAATCCTTAGCGCGGAGGTTGACATTAGCCCCCTCTATGTGTAATTGTTCTCTTGGCTTTGACATACTTCCTTATGTTCATTAACGGGCCAATGGCTGCTACCATTAGGCTCGGCCAATACTTACAAAAACCAAAGAATTAGTCAAGTTATGGGCAGAGACAACGCATATACCCTGCAAGGCCAGGCTGGAGGTGACGCACTCACTTCCGCTGAAGGCTCAACCACAGGTAAATGGCGCGTTATTCAGATTGTGAATGACGCCGTATTTACTGACCTTGTTACGGGAAGTAACGGCCCAATCAGCACCATTGCCAATCTTGAGGGTATTACCCACCTTGCAGGAACCACCTTGTTTGGTGAGTTCACCACCATCGAGGTGGCAAGCGGTGTGGTTATTGCCTACAAATAAGCCAGATGTCAAAATACCGTTCATACGGTAATCTTGACGACCAACCTCTTGTCGATGGGGACACTGGTTTCATCGGGATTAACCAGCGGGAGCAACCGAACCAGCTAAAGCCTGGCGAGATTGTTCTGAGCAAGAACGGGCGTATTGATGGCTTCTGGCAGCCACGCAAGGGCATCACGCTAAAGAGCGGTGCGTTGTCCACTAATACCAGTCCATTGAGGGTCAACTTCGGGGTGATTGCCACCCCCATTGCCATTAGCACAGCGAGCCGCGCAAGTAACGTGGTGACGATTAACTTGGCATCTGGCCACAATCTCGGTGCTGGCTTTGTTGGTCACATCACCATTGGCGACCCAGACAACGCTACGGCACCGCTTACGGGGACGGACAACGTGACGGCTGGCTCTTATGAGATGACCTACGTTGATGCCGATACCTTGACGTTTGCCAACACTGGTGTTGACGAGAGCCTGACCCCAGATGGGACGTATGGCATTGTGGCGACTACCATTGACAGCGGTGCGGTGTCACAGATCAACGGTAGTTGCGTGTTTAGCGACCCGTCCAATAGCCTTGAGGAGAGTGTATTCCTTGCTACCAACAACGACTGCAAGAAGGTTGCCTTATCGGATTACAGTGTTACCAGCATTGCCTATCCAGCCGCCACCGCCATTAGTGGAAGCGTGGACATGATACAGGCGTTTGACCGTGTGTATTTGTTCAGTGGCGGCAACAGGACATGGGAGTATATCCCTGGCGGCAGGAACGTAGAGGCAGCCGACTACACCAGCGTTAGTGGGGTTGTTGAGGTGACGTTGACTGACCATGGATTTACGGCTGGTGATACGGTGACTACTGCGAGCATTGGCTTTGCGACCACCGACCCCAACGGGACGCATACAATCACCAGCATTGTGGATGAGGATACGTTTCAATACGTCATTGCTACTGGTGGTGGTGATGAGACATATACCGCCAACACTGGCTTGGCTACATCCGCTGGGTTCAGCCTAGTCCCCGCTGGAGCCTATACCCAGCCACAAGCCTTTAACATTGCTGGCAACGCCTACGGTGTAAGTGCCAACTCGGTGCGCCTGACCGTGGCGGGTAACACCACAATCAAGGCTGGCAGCTTTATCCGCATTGACGCTACTGACGTAACAGAGCTTCAGCCATTGGTTGGTGAGCGTTACGAGGTAAGCAGCGCAAACGGCACTGACATTTACTTTAACGCTCCAGTGGGTGATGTTACCTACGGGTCTGGTTCAGCCACGGAATACATCGAGTTCAGCGGGAACTTCAGCGTAGGTGGTGGGTTCATTCATTCTCCAGCCCCACCGTGGGCGGTATACTTCCAACGCCGTCTGTGGTGTCCATACTATTACACCCCCGCTGGAACTGGAACCAGCCCGACTTATACGGACAAAAATGCGCGTGATGAAATTTGCGCCAGCGACATTCTGGACAGCAACACGTTTGATGCTATTTCCTCTCAGTTCCGTATTACGGCTGGCACAGCTGACTACTTGGTTGGGATGCACCCGTTCTACAACGACAACATGATTGTGTTCAACCGCAACAGTGTCCACTTGATTAACGGGACACAGGGTTCGTTGGCCGACACAACCGTGCGCGAGCTGACCCGTGAGGTTGGATGCTTGGCCCGTAAGAGTGTTGTGTCTCAAGGAAACAAAGTGTTTTTCCTTTCTGACAACGGTGTTTATGGTTTTGCGTTCCAAGACGAATACAACCTGCGTGGGGTGGAGCGGCCACTGAGCGAGCAGATTCAGCCATATATTGACAGAATCAATAAGACGCTGGCCCCTGACGCGGTCGGCATCTATTTCAACAACCGCTATTACTTGGCTGTGCCGCTGGACTCGTCTCAGGGTGCTGATGACGCTAGGGGCAACAACACCGTGCTGATTTACAATATGCTCAACCAAGGTTGGGAGAGCATCGACACCTACGGTGCTGGCGACTTTTTTGTGGACAACTTTGTAATTGGTCAGGATGAGGAGCGCAACGACCTCTACATTATCAACGACCAAGGCGGCTTGCATCTATGCGATGACACCGATGAGGCGAGGGACGTTTACTCTTTGAGCATCAACGGTTCGTCCTCACAGGCTGGCATCGACTACACCCTGACCACCCGTGGCTATGGATTCAACAACCTAGACCGCAAGCGGTTTGTGGCTGCACAGGTGCAGATGCGCTCGTCACGTGACAACGCAACCAACGTGGATTTCCGCTTTGCGTCTGAAGATCCAGACACCACCGACTACAAGGTGACTGATGTTGAGACATTGCTTGATACCAGCATGGGTTTGCCAGGCCAGCTAGACGCAGACGAGACTGGAAACTTCCGCTTCAGGCTTGGCGCACCCCGTGGTATATACGGCACGTTGACAATTAAAAGTAAAACAGTAGGATTGTCCTCGGTTGGAAGGCCGAAGATTACGTCTATTAAAATGGACGCAGAGACTACCAGTAGGCAAACGATAACCCAATACTAAGATGGCAATTCTCACCAAGGGTCAAACCTTCGCAGACGGAGACGATGTAACTCATACCAAGTTGAACAACTTGGTGGATGCTGCTGCGTTTGTGGCTGGTTCCTCTGGAACGACTGATGACAGCACATTGGAGGTAAATGGCGGTGGTCGTTTGCAGATCAAGGATAGCGGTGTTGCCGCGGGCAAGATTGCGGCTAGTGCTGTTACCACCTCCAAGCTGGCAGACTCGTCTGCAACTACCAATGGCGTGACATTCCCCAAGATGCGCTACATTGCAGACATGAGGGTGATTGGCAACGTCAGCGGCGGCGAGACATACCCAGCCGAGGTGTCCATTTTGGACGAGGATGATATGGCATCTGACAGTGCCACGTCCTTGGCCAGCCAGCAGTCCATCAAGGCGTATGTTGACACTACTTCAACAACTCAAGCGCAAGCCTATGGCATGAACTACGATGGCACGGTGGTGGTCAGCGGCACGCTTGCTACCAGCTATACCGACCTAGACCTGAGTTCAATCGTTGGAACCAACCGCGCTCTTGTCTACCTGCGCGTTCTGCTTGACAGGTCAACCCAAACCTTTTTTAGAACCAACGGGGACACAGTGGACGTGTCTAGCCGAAGCGGAATTACTGGAAACGGGGTGTCTGCTGGCTCGACAGGCCCAACCATTGGCAACTGCATGGTAATGACTGATGCCAGCGGGGTGATTGAATACTCCTCCGACAACGGTGGCAACGGGGCATCGACCATTACGGTTGTGGCATATCAACTTGTATCGTAAGATGAACCAGCCGTATTTGGAGGCCAAGAGACTCTACACAGAACTTCACCAACAAAAACAACAAGGAGACAACTTTGATTCAGCAGTAGCGTGGCTACAAGAGAACGGGGTTGTGATCTCACTACCAAACACTTTCCTCATGGGATACTTTAGCAATACACAGGAACCGACTACGCCATTGGCGTATAGTGACGCTGATTGCGTCTTTGTGGTCTTGTGCGTAGGCGACCCTGTTGCAGCCCTTGAGCAACTGGTTGAGCTTATTGACAATGCAGCCTATGCGCGGGAGTTCCGTGGCGATGAAAGGGTGCGAGTGATTTCTCTGGAAAAACTATATTATCAACTGTAATGGGCGGCATCTTCTCAAAACCTAAAACACCCAAAGTCCCCAAAGCGGACATTGAGGGTGACATCCGTAAATACGTCAGCGGCTACCAGAAAGCCCTGCCAGATGTAATCAATGCTGAAACCGAGTATCGTCCTCAGTTCATGGGGCTGAACCTTGGTGACGTAAATACGTTCATGCAAGGAACTGGCGACCAGATGGGCATCTTTGGCCTTGGTCGTTTGGCGCAGCAGGAGAGCGGCCAGAACCTAGCCTTGGCACGCCAGCAGGATTTGGAGTCCATGATGGGCATGGCTCCTCAGTTCCGTAGCTTTGCACAGACGCTTTCCCCTGAGTCACAGGCGCAGGTTGACGCCGCCCAAGCAGAGGCAGCCCGTGCTACGCAGTCGGCTCGCCAGTTGAGCGCACAGGAC